GCGGTTTGAGATGTCATGAGCTTGCTTGCCGGCATCTGCCAACCCGGCAGCTTGCTTGGGTTTATGGATGTCGCAACGCAAGAGGACACGGGCGATCTGCTGCAACGCATCCGCGCCGACCTGCACCCTGGCCAGCTTGCGTTTGTGGATGACAGCGACACGCAAATCATCGGCATCTCAGCCGGTTATGGCGCTGGCAAGACACGTGCGCTGTGCGCTAAGGCGGTGATGCTGGCCGCGGCCAATCAGGGCTTTATCGGTGCAGTGATGGAACCCACTGGCCCATTGATCCGCGACATCTGGCAGAACGACTTTGAGCAGTTCTTGGAGGCGTATGAGATCCCCTACACCTTTAGGGCTAGCCCGTTGCCTGAATACATGCTGCACCTACCAGGCGGCGATACCAAGATCCTGTGCCGCAGCTTTGAGAACTGGTCGCGCATCATCGGCTTGAACCTTGCTTGGGTGCTCGCCGATGAGATCGACACGGTGACGCCATCTATTGCCAACAAGGCATTCCCTAAGATCCTTGGTCGATTGAGGTCCGGCAATGTGCGGCAGTTTGGTGCTGCATCCACACCGGAAGGCTTTCGTTGGATGTGGAACACCTTCGGCAGCGAGGATGCCAAAGGGCGTGCGGATCGCAAGCTCATCAAGATGCGGTCAGCAGATAACCCGCACTTACCGCCAGACTTTATTGAGCGGCTAGAGGCCAACTACGACCCAAACCTGTTGCGGGCCTACTTGGATGGCGAGTTTGTTAATCTCACCACTGGCACTATCTATGACCGCTTCAGCCGCAACAAGCACGTGGTGGCTGATCTGCCCGACCTGGACCGCGAGCCGCTGCGTATTGGCGTTGATTTCAACGTTGGCAACATGTCTGCCGTGATAGGCGTCCGCACCGGCAGCAGCCTGTTAGTGATTGATGAGATCAGCGGCGCCCATGACACCGATGCATTGGCGCAAGAGATCCAAGCGCGTTACCCGCAGCGGCGCATCTACATCTACCCAGATGCCAGCGGCGGCAACCGCAGCACCAACGCGAGCCAGACCGATATCCAGATCTTGGAGTCCTACGGCATGGCAAACCAGTCGCCACGGGCAAATCCTCCCGTCCGTGATCGCGTGGCTGCTGTTCAGGCTTTGTTGGAAAACGGCAAAAGCCAGGTCAGGCTCACCATCCACCAGCGCTGCAAGCGGCTGATCGAATGCTTAGAGCTGCAGTGTTACACCGACAAGGGCGACCCCGACAAGGACGCTGGCCATGACCACATGAACGACGCACTTGGCTACTTGGTCTGGCGTGAATTCAACCCATTGCACGCAGGTGCTGGGCGCACGACCGGCGTGCGGATTTACTGAGCAAGGTTGCCAAGGACTGCCAATGGTGTACAGTATGGGGACTCCAAACCGAGAGACATGGGCTACACCGCAATCTGCACCGACGACAGCATTACCACTTGCGACTGCTGCGGCCGCACCAACCTGAAAGCCACAGTGCTGATGCAGTCTGATCTCGGCGAGCTGGTCCACTTCGGCCGCACTTGCGCCGCGCGCAACACCGGCAAAAGCAGCCAGCAGATCACCAAGGAGATTCGCGCCGAGCGCGATGCCGCTTTTGGTCGCGCCAGTAATCAACTGATGGATCTGCGCCGCACCGGCACCCGGATCACCCGTGATCTGATCCGCGAAGTGGCGGCCACGTTCCGCGCTGATGCAAATCTGCTGATCCAGCAATGGGCGTGATCTGCGCTGATTGCGGCGGTCCTATCGGCCAAGACAAAGGACCGCCAGATGGATGGCAACTTGAAAACGACAGAACTGTATGCCACGCCTGCTGCGTCGCGGACTTTTGCAAACTGGTCGATGCTGCACTTTTGTTAAGCGATGAGTTCAGGTAACACTATGAGATTTTTAAGAGCTTTCATCCGCAGCGCAGCGCTAGTCATTTTGTTTTTCATTGTGGTCATGGCAGTGCATTTCATTGCCGCCGCGGGCTTTGCCTTAGGCGGACCACTACTGGCGGTTGCTATTTATCTATTCTTCATTGCGGTATTTCTGGGCGGCTTGATGGTTGCAGCGGACGTTGATTGAGCTACACTCCATCAGTCCAACCATTACCTCTACCCATGCTCAAGGGTGCCGAACTACTCGCCAAGGTGAAAGAACTGGGCAATGCGCCCAAGTCCGAACTGGTGCGCGCTTGCGGCTACGTGATCAAGGATCGCGTGGCATTCACGCAGTTCTATGAAGCGCTGCTGGAAGCCAAAGGCGTTGACCTAGGCAGCAAGACAGCAAATCGCGGCCGCGGCCTGACCTACAAGGCCAAGGTGCAATTCAACGGCAAGCTGCAGATTGGTGACGGCTACCTGCGCGAGATGGGATACGAGCCCGGCGCTGAGTTTGACATCAAGATTGGCCGCAATAGCATCACGCTGACTGCCGCTTAAACTGTATTCATGACTGCGGCGCTGTAATGTACACCGGCTTTAACAACTACGACCGACCCATTGCGCAGCGCCGCGTTACTCGCGTGCAGGATGCCAATACGGCGTGGTACGCGCAAGAGTCGCATTGGATTCTGATTGAAGACTTGCTGCAAGGCACCTATGGGATGCGCCGCAAACATCGCCGGTATCTGCCGCAGGAGCCGCGCGAGCTGGATGAGTCCTACGACAACCGACTAGCTCGCAGCGTATGCCCGCCGTTTTATCAACGGCTAGAGCGGATGCTGGCTGGGATGTTGACCCGTAAGCCAGTGCGGCTTGATGACACGGCAGATGTGATCCGTGAGCAGCTTTTTGACGTAAACCTTTTGGGAGATGATTTAAATGTCTGGACCTATGAAACCACACGCAAGATGGTCCGTTATGGCCACGTTGGTGTACTGGTGGATGCACCTGCTAATGGGGGTCGACCCTACTGGGTGACGTACACACCACGGCAGATTCTTGGCTGGCGTGCTGAGCAGCAGGAAGGCCGGCAAGTGCTAACGCAACTGCGACTTGCCGAAACGGTCACTGTGCCTGATGGTGAGTTTGGCGAGAAGGCAGTCGAGCAAATCCGCGTGCTGACGCCAGGTGAATTCCAGCTGCACCAAAAGCAAGACAACGGCGACTTTAAGGTTGTCGACGAGGGCCGCACAAGCCTTTCTGAGATTCCCTTTTCAGTTGCTTATGCGCAGCGCCATGGCTTTATGGAGTCACGGCCACCGCTGGAAGACATTGCTGAGCTGAACCTCAAGGCATATCAGATCCAGAGCGACCTCGATAACCAGCTCCACATCAGCGCTGTGCCGATGTTGGCGTTTTATGGCTTCCCATCTGCAGCAGAGGAAGTCAGCGCTGGACCTGGCGAAGCAATCGCATTCCCTGCTGATGGCCGTGCTGAATACATCGAACCAGCTGGCCGCAGTTTTGATTATCAGTTCCGTAGGCTTGAGCAGCTTGCACTGCAGATCAACGAGCTAGGGCTATCGGCAGTACTGGGCCAGAAGTTATCTGCTGAAACCGCCGAGGCAAAGCGCATTGATCGCAGCCAAGGCGACAGCACCATGATGGTCATTGCACAGAACGTGCAGGACATGATCGACAACTGCCTGCAGTTTCATGCGCAGTACATCGGCAACAACACATCTCCTGGCAGCAGCTACGTCAACCGCGACTTCCTCGGCACACGCCTTGAACCGCAGGAGATCCAAGCGCTGCTGCAGCTTTACACCGCAGGCACCATCACGCAGGAAACGTTGCTGCGCGAGCTTGCCGAAGGCGATGTACTAGGCGATGACTTTAACGTGGATGAGGAGCTTGAAGCTACGGCCAATGCGGGGCTTGATCTACAACCTGCTGGACTGGGTGACCGACCGCTTAGTGGACCTGATGATCTGGATGGAACCGAGGAAACCGAGGAGGCAAGAGCTTGATTATCACGTCAGCGCCTTGCCGGAACAGGTCTTAGCCATCGTGCGCATCAGCTGGTACAAGGAAGGCAAACCAGATGAAATTGACGAAACGATCTTGTACGAAGACGGCCAAAACGGTTACAACGCATTCGCTGCATTGGTCACCACTGCATTGAACCGCGGCGCTAATGTCAGCATTCGCAGCGGCTACGCACCGGAAGATCTTGGCATTGAACGATGAGCACACCAGAAGCGCTATATCGCAATGCAATAGATCTGAACCGCTACAGCAATAGCGTTGCACGGCGTGTGATCAATGCTTACAACGACATCATCATTGATGCGGTCAATCAACTGCGCACTATTGATGAGCTGTCAGCGCCAGTCAAGGCAGCACGGCTGCGGGCGATCCTCGCTCAACTGAAGGACAGCCTGGCAACATGGGCAGGCGATGCAACTGAGCTGACAGCATTAGAGCTACAAGGCATTGCAGAGCTGCAGTCTGAGTTTGTGACCGATCAACTGCGGCGTGCATTGCCGGCAGGTGCACGTGATGCGGTGCGCACCGTTGAGATCAGCCCGCAGTTTGCGCAGTCAGTGGTCACCACTGATCCAACGCAGATCAACGTCGTGGCGTTGTCGGATGATCTTTTTGCTGCCGTGCAAGGTGCACCGGCGACGTTCAGCCTTACCGCAGCGCAAGGTGCAACCATCACGTTGCCCAATGGCGAAGTGGTCACCAAGGCATTCCGCGGCATTGCCGTGGATCAGGCTGAGCGGTTTTCGCAGGTGGTCCGGCAAGGGCTGCTGACTGGCGAGCCAACGCCAGCCATTGCCAAGCGGCTGATCGGAAATCTTGAATTTGGCGAAGAAGCTAAGACCGTGAAGCAGCTAGTTGCAGCAGGCGGCCAAGCAACAGCGGTCGCCGACAATCAGATCATTACGCTAGTGCGCACCAGCGTCAACCAAGTAGCCAATGCAGCTAGTCAGCAGGTATATGAAGCCAATCAAGACATCACTAAAAAGTATCGCTATGTGGCAACACTGGATACCCGCACCAGCAGCATTTGCCGTGCACTGGATGGCCGTGAGTTTGAATACGGCAAAGGTCCGACTCCGCCGCAGCATTTCAACTGCAGATCAACGACAGTACCGGTGATCAACTACGACGAGCTGGGTTTCACGCCACCGCCACCCGCAAAGCGTGCATCAGCAGGTGGTCAAGTGCCGGCAGATCAGACTTACGGGCAATGGCTGGCAAAGCAAGACCTTGAGACCAAGGCCAAGGCATTGGGCGCTAACAAGGTGCCGTATTTCAACCGACTTGCCGACAAATACGGCCCGACTGATGCCATCGCCAAGCTGGTACGCGATGACGGCTCAGAGCTAACCTTAGATCAGCTTCGTGCACGATATGGACCTGCCTAGCCTGCGGCATTTTCGCAATGAAGGCATCTACTTTATCTCAAGCGATCCCGTAGAAGCCCTGCATGGCGAGGCATGGGTGCCAGCTATTTACACCGACAAGGGCTGGGCAACAGCAGACGGCTCTACACTGTTAACAGGTATTGAGGAATGGCGGGATGCCACTGAAGCGGGGCAAGTCGCAGGCTGCAGTATCAGCCAACATCAAAACCGAGATGAAAAAAGGCAAGCCGCAAAAACAAGCGGTGGCAATCGCGCTCGCAAAAGCCGGCAAGTCACGCAAGGGTAAGAAGTGATGGCCAAGAAGCCCGGGCTATACGCCAACATTGCCGCTAAACGCAAGCGCATTGAAGCTGGCAGCAAGGAGCGCATGGCGCGCAAGGGTGAGGAAGGCAGGCCTACTGCTGCTGCATTCAAGGCGGCGGCTAAGACTGCTAAAAAACGCAAGCGTAAGTGATAACCTTGGGACGTAATTAAGCCTGCGGCTTATCCATGTCTGATGAACAACAAACCCAAGAGTCTGCGACTACTGGGGTTGAAGCTGAAGCGTTGCAGCGCAGCGTAGAAGCACTAGAGCGCAAGAATCAAGAGCTGATTGCTGAGCTGCGTGCAGCAAAGAAATCCAAGGCGCCTGATGGGGTCAATGTTGATGAACTGCTGGAGTTCAAGCGCAACTACGAGCAACAGCAGCTTGAATCCCAAGGCAAATACCAAGAGGCACGACAAGCTCTGGAGCAGCAGTTCCGTGAGGCGACGGCTGAAAAGGACCAGCGCATCGCAACACTTGAAGCCCGCGTCCGCGAGCTAGAGCTGGTCACACCAGCAGTCACGGCACTGGCTGACATCGTGCACGATCCTGACCTTGTACTGAAGACCAAGCTGTCGCCTGATGCAATCCAGCGCGAGCCCGACGGCACCGTGGTTGTTGTGGACGGCTACGAACGCAAGCCCGTTGCTGAATGGGCCAAGACACTGCCGGCATGGATGCAGAAGCAACCCAAGCCACAAGGCAGCGGTGCACCAACCGGCGGCAGCAATGGCGCTATCCCGGCTGGCATGAGCAATCCATTCAGCCGCGATAGCTTCAACCTCACAGAGCAGTCGCGGCTATTCCGTACAGACCGCGACCTATATGAGCGGATGAAAGCTGCAGCTAACCGTTAGTATTTGAGTGTCTGCTCGTGATGGCTGCGCCACATAGAGCCTGGGGCTGCGCCCACATCCGTAAACCCTTTTTGAGGATTAGTCATGGCGACCCTTCGCTCTGACATCATCATCC